GATTCATCATATTGAAAGCAGGTGGACGATGACAGCAGACGAGATAACCGTTGCCAGTAAGCGGTGTGCGAAATGCGGGGAAACGAAGGCGGTGAGCGCGTTTGGGCGGGACAGCACGAAAAAAGATGGATTACTTTACCAGTGTAAAGAGTGCGCGAGAGAGGCAAGCCGCGTTTACCGGGCTGCTAATCCAGACAAGGAAAGAGAGAGAAACCGCGTTTACCGGGCGGCTAACCCAGACAAGGAAAGAGAGAGAAACCGCGTTTACCGGGCTGCTAATCCAGAAAAAGAGAGAGAGTACGCCCGCGTTTACCGGGCTGCTAATCCAGAAAAGGTGAGAGAGGCAGTCCGCGTCTGGCAGGCTGCTAATCCAGAAAAGGTGAGAGAGGCAGTCCGCGTCTGGCGGGCTGCTAACCCGGAAAAGGCGAGAGAGGCAAGCCGCGTCTGGCGGGCGGCTAACCCGGAAAAGGTGAGAGAGGCAAGCCGGGTTTACCGGGCGGCTAATCTAAAAAAGGTGAGAGCGAGATGTGGTTGAAATCGGTGTGCAGGCTACGCTGCCGATGATGGAGAAGATGAGTTGAACGCTGGGCATAAGACGCTTTCTGTAAAGCAAAACACTAGGGATATTCAGACGGCGGCACTGGCGGCGGCGTGGATGGCGCGGCTGCGTGGAAAGTCTGGATTAGATGTGAAGGTGGCGCGGGCGTATCCGGGTGGGGGATGGGCGGCGTACAGAATCGCGGTGGCGGCGGCAGGGAATCCGGCGGATCAGATCGAGCGGTTTGAGGCGGCGGGGGTTATTTTGCAACCGAAGCAGCTTGAATTTGCGGCGTGGGCGCGACGGGTGGATGATGCGCCGCATATCGAGGGCGAAACAGGCACGCCAGAAATTGGGATGGGCGGGGCGAAGGGACCGGGAAAATCGTTTGCGTTGTTTGCAGTGGCGGCGGTGGATGATTGCCAGCGGTTTGCGGGGCTGAAGGTGTTGTATCTGCGGAAGACGGGGAAGCGAGCGCAAGAACAGATCGAGGACTTGGTGGGGGCGGTATTGGATCAGGTGCCGCATGTGTACACGAAGGGGCGTTTGCGATTCCCGAATGGCAGTCAGATCATCATCGGGCATTTTAACAACGAGAAAGAGGCGTTGAATTATGCTGGGTTGGAGTATGACGAGATCATCATTGAAGAGGCCACGACTTTGACTGAGAAGGCGCATAAGGCGTTGCGGCAGAGTGCGCGGACGAGCAAAGAGGGTTGGAGGCCGCGCATTTATAACAGCACCAATCCGTTGGGGGTGGGGCATAAATTTTACAAGAAGCGGTTTATCGACCATGAGCGGAAGCATAAGGCGGTGGAGCATCGGACGCGGAAGTTTATTTTTGCGACGGTGGATGATAACCATTTTGTGAACCCGGATTATCGGGGCAACTTGGACGAACTGACGGGGGTCGAGAAACGGGCGTATCGGGACGGGGATTGGGAGGTCAGTGCGGGGGCGTACTTTGATGCGTGGATGTATGACCTGCATGTAACCGATTCGTTTGTTCCGCCGCGCCAGTGGGAGACGTGGGCGAGTATGGATTACGGGTTTAATCACTGGAACATGATTCATCTACACGCCCAGAACGGGGATGGGGTGATTTATACCTTCGCAGAGTTGGCGCTGCGAAAGCATTATCCGGCGGAAGTGGTGCCGTTATTGCGTGTGATGTTGAGCCTGTATGAGCGCACGGTTGGCGAGTTGAGGGAAGTGCGCGCCGGGAATGATGTGTTCAACAAGACGGGTGCGGCTGAGAAGAGTGTGGCGGAACAGTATAGGGCGCTGGGGGTTGAGATCAAGCCTGCGATCACAGATGCGGGGAGTCGGGTGTTGGGGGCGCATCATATGAGTGCGTTGCTGGGCAACCCAGAACGGGCGATTTTGCCGCGGTGGTTTGTGACGCGGAATTGTGCGCGGTTGATCGAGACGATGCCTGTGTTGGAACATGATCCGCATAACCCGGAGGATGTTCTCAAGATTGATTGTGATGAACACGGCGAGGGCGGGGACGATGCTTATGATTGTGCGCGGTATGGACTGCTGCGCGATAAAAAGAAGCCGATTACGGCGGGGGTGGTGAAGTATGCTTGAGATGGTGGCGGACCAATTAGGGACGGCGATAGACAGCGGTTGGCTGGCGCGGATGGACAAGTGGGGGAAGGCGGTCACACGGTTTCGCAAATATTCCGACGGGGAACATGAAGCGAAGATGACCGATGAAATGAGGAAGCAACTGCGCGTAGTGGATGGCGAGGAATTTAATTCTAACTACTGCGACATGGTGGTTAGCTCGATGTCTGATCGGCTGGTGATTGACCGGATGGACGCGGACGATCCGGCGGCGGTGACGTGGGCGAATGATGTGATGCAGTTCAATCGGTTTGATGAGCTACAGATGGATGTGCATCAGATGGCGCTGACGGACGGCGATACGTTTATATTTGTGGGTTACGACAATGAGGCGCAAATACCGACGTTTGTGCATGAGCCGGCGTGGGATGGGGATGTGGGGATGCTGGTGGTGTATGACCGGAATCGAAGCCAGATTATGGCCGCGATTAAAGTATGGTATGAGGCGGGGATTGATGACGCTGCCCGGCGGGTGAATGTTTATTATCCTGACCGGATTGAGAAGTATGTGACGGGCAAGGATAAGCTGGAAACGTATGAGGAGGTTACGCCGTGGGTGGATGCGGACGGGTCGCCAGTGGGGTTGACGATCCACCACTTTAAAAATCGCGGGCGCAGCCGGGTCGAGTTGGGGATGAGTGAGCTAAAGAATGTCGTCCCGCTACAGGACGCATTAAATCGGACGCTATACAGTATGGTGATGACGGCGGAACTGACGGCGTTCCCGGTACGGGTGGCGAAGGGGTTTAATCCGCCTGCTAATTTATCGCCGGGGGTGTGGGTAACCATTGGCGGCGACGGGCTGGATAAAGATCAGGTGGCGGATGCGTCGGTGATGGCGCAAGGGCAGCTTACGCCGTTCATCGATCAGGCGAAGTTTTTGAAGGGCGAGATTGGGACGATCAGCAGTACACCGCTGCCGGAATTTATGGGCGGCGATAGTTCCAGCGGCGAGGCGCTGAAGCAGCGCGAGGTGGGGCTGGTGGGGAAGTGCGCGAAGTTTCAGGTGAAGATCGGGAATGTGTGGGAGGATATTTTCCTTACGGCGCGCCGGGTGCAACTGGCGTTTGGGACGACTGCCCCGCCAGAGGTAAAAAGGTTTACCTGCAAATGGAAGAGCGCCCAGTTACGGAATGATAACGATTGGGTGAAGAATGCTGTCGCGGTGAAGGATGATGTGGGCGAGCGGGAATTTTTGCGGCTGATTGGACCGGTGTTTGGGTATGATGAGGCGTATATAGAGAAGCTCATTGTCGAGAAGGCGGGGGATGCAGGGCGACGGTTGGAGGCGGCGGTGGGGAGTCTGCCGGGGTTTAGTCGGGTTGATCTAGCATGAGAACCTCGACATTTAATCCGCATAGACGGGTTGTTCTGTCTCATCATGAGCAGACGTTAGGGGATGCGCTGCTGATGGCGGTGGCGTTTATGACGATGACGAGCGGCGGTATGGCGTTGATGTGGGTGGGGGCGATGGTAATTTTAGGGCTATAGAAAGACAGTTATCAAAACCCCACCGTCCGACCCCCTCCCCAAATGGTGGAGAGGGGGAACATATAGGGCATTGATCGTTATTTGGGTGGGGGACGGGTTAGGATAAAGGCTATGCAAACTGAATCGCAAACTGGATCGATAAGTGAGGAGATTTTACGATGGTTGATTTAAGTGTAACTGCGGGGAATGTGGTGCGCGGGGCGGCGGCGGAAGTTAAAGATGGGATCGCGGGGGCGACGATTACCGCCGGGCAGACGCTGTACGCTGATAGTGGCGACAGCTTCAAGCTGAAGTTGGCGCAATGCGACGGGACGGCAAGCGAGGCGGTGGCGGTAGGGATCGCGCTGAATGGCGGCACGTCTGGGCAACCGATTCGGTATGTCACGAAGGGGAAATATAACCCCGGCGGGACGGTGGTGGTGGGACTTTTGTATGCTGTGAGTGCGGCGGCGGGGTTGATTGCACCGTCTGCTGATCTGGCATCGACGAACCGCGTTACGTACTTGGGGGTTGGTACGACAGCCGCCGAAATCGATGTGCAGATTCATGTGAGCGGTGTGGCTAAACCATAATGGACATTCGGGCGGAACTTAGCCGACGGGTGGCGGCGGCGCTGGATGATCTGCGGCATGAGATGATTAACGGCGGGGTTGATGCGGGGTTGCTGCTGCCGAAAGCGATCATCACGGAAACGATGGAGGGTGTGAATGTGGCGTTTTTTGAGACGACGCGGCTGCGCTTTAACGGAGAGTGGGAGGAAGTCTCACCCGTCCACAAAGAAGGGGATACGGGCGTGGTACGGGGCGGGGATTTGCTGGGCGAATTGAAGCGCGGACTTGAAGGCACAGCGAAGAAGGCGAAATAAGTGAGCGGTGATGCGATTCCACGTCCGGCGGATTTGGCGGCGCAGTTGCTTAAAAAAGGCTATACGAATGCTGTTCGGCAAGTCGTTGGCGCGATAGCGAGTGAAATAACGCCGGGCGGGATTTTGCATCGACGATTACAACAGTTTGACGATCATGCGCGGGAACTGGCGGCAGATGGGCAGCGGGTGGCGGCTGATGACCCGGTATTACGGGCGCTGCTGGCGGATTTTGGGGTGGCGCTGCGACGGCAAGCGGGGCTGATCGACGCGGCTGCGCCGGGGGTGGGCGCGACGGGGATTGATGCGGCGGGGCAATTCTTCCGGCAGACGACTTTACCGGGCATGAGCGATCAGCAGGCGGCGGCGGTGGGGATACGGTTTAATCAGCCTGACCCTGAAGCGGTGGCGGCGGCTGTGAATTATACGGGTGGGGCGGCGTGGGAAAATGAACTGCGCCGCTATCAGGAAGACATTGGGGAACAGGTGCGGCAGATTGCGTTACGCGGGATTGTGGCGGGGCGGGGGCCGCTGGCGATTGCGAATGATCTACGTGGGGCGGTGGAGGGTATTCCGGCGTATCGGGCGAATGCGCTAATGCGGACGCTGCAATTGCAGAGCTTCAGGGTGGGTGCGGCGGTGCATCAGACGGAGAATGCCAGTATCCTTTCGCATCAGATACGGATTGCGGCGCTGGATAATCGGACGTGCTTATGTTGTGTCTCTGAACACGGGAAGATTATGCCGCTGGGAGAGGTTATCCAAGATCATCATCAGGGGCGGTGTACGTCTATCGCGGTGGTGAGGGGCAACCCGCGGACGGTGCAGACGGGCGAGGCGTGGTTCAGCGGTTTGCCGGAAGAACGGCAGCGCGCAATTGCGGGGCCGGGGGCGTTTGAAGCGTTGCGGCGGGGCGATGTGCGGTTGGGGGATTTTGTTCAACCGTATGAGGATGCGGTATTTGGCGACATGATTCGGCAGGGTAGTTTGAGCAGGGCGATTGAAGTTTCTAGCGCGGCAACGCAAGCCTAAGATTTATTAAAACGACTTTAGACGCTCATTGAAAGATGGGCGTTTTTGATTCCGGTGATGATCGTTAATTGACTATGGATTAGGTGACAATTGAAGGGTGATCAGGAAAGAGGTGCGGGTGATGGGTGATAAACAAATTGCGAATGAAGTTCTGTTTATGCTCGACAAGATCGTCTCATTGGCTGCTGAGGATGCGAGTTCGGAGCCGGACTATGAACACATGACCCGACTCTTTGGCGAACTATCCGATTATCTTTGCCAGAACGGTGCGCCAGTAATCGGACAGACGCGAGAACTTGATCGGACGGTATGGTGCAATAACGGCGAAGGTCTCAAGATTGAGATCAAAATCACGCTGGTTGAGGAAGCAATTTAGGTTTGCAGAATGATCGTTATTTCAAGCGAGACACTTGATAATGAAATTATAAGGGGAAGGCAAGATGCCTGAACAACAGTTTTTGTTTGCGAGTTGGATGACGACGGGACGGGTTCGGACGGCGACACGCTATCCACATGTGGGCGTATCGCTGAAAAAACGCCGTCGCTGGTTCTCTGGCGATGGGCAAGATGCCCAGACTCCGCCGGCGCAAGGTGGCGCGGGTGGGGATGAGTTTAGGCTGGAAGACCTTGCGCCGGGAGTGCAGAGATACATCAAAGAACTTCGGGCGGAGGCGGCACAGCGGCGGGTGGCGCTGGACACGGAACGCACGGAAGCGGCGAAACGTGAGCAGGCGCGGCTGGCGGAAGAGGGCAAGTGGAAGGAATTGGCGGAGGCACGGGCGGCGGAATTGGCGAAGGTGACACCGTATCAAGAACGGGCGACGACGCTGGAAAGCCTGATCCGTGAGAATAATCAGAAGCGGGTTGAGCGGGTGCGCGAGGAGCTGCGCCCGATGATACCGACTGATTATCCGCCGGAAAAACTCTCGACTTGGCTAGATGCTAATTGGGAGCGGTTGGTAACAAGGCCTGCACCGGAGACAGACGCGGGGGCGGGCGGCGCTGGTGGCAGCGGGCGGGTGATGACGCTAACAGCAGAGGAAAAGGAAATGGCTGCGAGATTCGGGTTGACCGAGGAGCAGTACATTGCCGCGAAGAAAAAAGCGGGAACGGGTTAGACCGCAACCGATGGCTTGATGCCACATTGTTGATGATGGACATTGTGGAGAGATGGGAACATGCCAGATACACGACTTGGGTTTAAGTACGAGTACAGAATGGGCGGTGGCACGGCTACTGTTCAGAAATTTCTTTTCAAAGACACGGAAACGATCCGCAAGGGCGATCTGGTGAATTTGGAAACCGGCAAGGTTGATCTGGCGGCGACGAATGACACGGCGCTGCTGGGTGTGGCTTTGATAACAGTGGCGGGAACGGCAGATGTCAGCTTTATGGAGTGCATTACGGATGATGACGCGGTTTATTCCGTGTATGACGCGAATGCACGGGCGGCAGGGGCGACGCTGGACTTTGCAGGGGCATCGGGCGCTTATGCGCTGGCGGCATCGAGCAACGTTGATTTGATCGTAATGGCAACCAGTACGGCGGCAGAGCGGACTTATGTTCGTATTGTGCCGAATGAACACGCCTTTAAATAGGTTTAGGGAAAAGGTGGAGGAATAGGACATGGTATTAACACAATCGCAATTCAACACTCTCCTGATCCCGCTGATCTACCATCATTTTGAGGTGGGTCAGAACCGTGTGCCGAGTATGCGGACTCAGTTGTTCAGCGTGAAAAGCTCGACACTGGCGCAGGAAAACGGCACGGGCATGGGCGGGATGACACCGGAAAGCTGGAATGCTTACGCCAGTACTGGGAAGAAGGGCAAGCTGGATGTGGATCAGCTTTATACCCAGACCTACACGCACCAAGAATATCCGGTGCAGTTGGAAATCAAGAAGAACCTGATCTTGAACGATCAGTATGGCAAGATCGGCGACCTGATTCGCCGGGCGGGGATTAGCGCGGAGCAGAAGATGGAGATTGATGCGGCGAGTCTGCTGACCAATGCGTTCTCTGCCAGTTTCCTATGGAGCGATGCTAAGGCATTGTGCGCGACAGATCATCCGCAATCGCCGACGGTGACTGCAGGTACGTTCAGCAACAAGGGGACAAGCGCACTGACGGCGGACGTGGTGAGCACGACTCGGGTGGCGATGATGCGTTTTAAGGACGACAAAGGCACCGAGATTGGCCTGATGCCGAATGAACTTTGGGTGCCGCCGGAGTTGGAAGACACGGCGCGGAAGATTGTCGCAAGTGTACTCGACCCGGAAAGCGCGAATAATGCGATTAATCCGCAAGCGGGACGCTGGACGGTGAAGCCTTGGATGCGGTTGACGGACACGAACAACTGGTTTATGGCGGATTCGACATGGCGGCAGGAAGTGGCGAACTGGTACGTCCGCGAGACGACCACGCCGATGATCGTCGCTGAGACCACAACGGAAATTGTTTACGAGTTCAAGCTGCATTACAGCTTCGGCGTGGATGATTGGCGTTGGATTTACGGTCACGAAGTGGCATAAGTGACCCTACCCCCTAACCCCCTCCCCATGCTTTGGGGAGGGGGGAAGAGTAAGGCGGGACGAGCAATGAAGGTATATAGAAAAGGGGTTATGACATGCCAGTGACTAATTATCCGAATGGGATTAACGTAACAGGCGGCATCGCTAATAGCTTGACGGGCAGCTTTGCCGGGAGCGTAGCGCTTCCGGTGCAGGTGGGTTTGGTCAACGGGGCGATCACGATTAAATCCGGGCTGGTGGTACTGACTAAGGCGGGTGTGGCGGCGATGACGCTAGCCGCTCCTACGGCTGGGACGGATGACGGCAAAATTTTGCATATCGTGGCGACAACGGCAAACGCGCATACCGTCACGATTGCCAACGGTTTGAGCGGTGCAAGT